TCGGCCAAGCTAGCCCACTTGGTCTGCTCAATCATTAAATCATCGTAGTGAGTCCTACGGCATTTTAGTTCAAATATGGCTCGAAGGTTCATCGATATGCCATCGAATTTCTCGGTGGGTCGGCTAGGTTCTAGGTCTGGGACTCTCTCCTTCAACCATTCAAATAGCTCCACTTCGCGGAAAATTAGTTATCTTCCTCGCCATCTTCCCAACCAATTTTCCTCATTGGGTCATCGAGTGGCACTATCCAATCAGGATAAGAGCTACGATCCATAGCGAAGGCCAGAGCAGTTCCTTCATCCATACCAGCTCTACGGCAAGCCTTATAAACTTCATTGGCAGCAATAGCCCAGAAATCAAGCTTTGTTAAAGGCGTTTCTTTAGTAGTCCTGCGTCTTTTAGGACGCTTGACTGGCTTCTTACTTACGCGCTTTCGCGTTGCCATTTCTGACCCCTTTCGCTAGGGCCAATTCTAACTGAGACTCCATTTTATCAAGGCGCGACACTATTGGAATATTCTCCAATTTGATGATGTAGCGAAGGCCAGCAATCAGTAAGGCTATAGATCCTAGAACTGAAGCTACTAAGGTGGCCAATTCAGCCGCTGGCATTAACGGACTTTGCCGTAACGCTCGTAGTTAGGGTTGAGCCAGTTGATGATGCTAGGCAAGACTGATACTAGAGCTGCATTTGCAATGGCAGCAGGGTCGAATCCCACCGCTAGATAAGTCGCTAGTGCTGCTGCTAGAAATGCTTTGCCCCAGCTTTCGGCGGCTTTTTTTAGGTCTTTCATTAGTATCTCCTTCGAGTTCGAAATAACTGCCATCTTTGTCTCCCAAGGTTGTAAATGAAATATGGAAATGTGAGCGGTGCGGATTTGCGCCTCTGTAAGATCTGCGCTTCCATCCCAATATTGGACTCATTATCTTGCCATCAAAGATAATGTATTTAATTCTTTTGTCGCCGTTCTTTGCTAACCTGCGAATCTTCTCGACCAGCGCATAAGCTTCTTCTTTATGTGCCGATAGGTCAGAATCAATATCTATAGCTCTAACGATTCCATCTCTTGGTATATGGTCAGAAGTGCTCTTAGCGAGGTGACGAGCATCAGCAATCCAGCCGTCAGACTTCCTATCGCGATCAGGATAATCGTCATCAATTTGCTCCCGAAGTTGAATACCTGCTGCGCATAATCTAGCCATCTATTTCTACCCAATTTAGGTTATTTTCATCCCAGACATAAAAACCGTCTGGCTTTGCAACGGGTGCTTCCCAATCAAAATTTTCATTTAATGACCAAGAGTCATAAGGTTTAGGAGCTATAAATACATCAGCGATTTCATCATATTTATATCCAATACCAGCATATTGTTTCCGAATTTTATTATTGTATGAAGTCCGCTTGCAGGTTTGTCCTTTAAAATTCGCATACCATATTTCAGGATTTAAACCGTCAATTAGTTCATCTTCATCTACGCCTACGATAACTTCAGTTACCAAATTGTTTTTATCTAAAAAAGCGTAATGCGCCATTATGACCAGCTCACATTTCCTGTGCCAGCAGTTACTGTAGTAATTTTGTTAGCCCCACTTGTTACTGTTGATGCCGTTAATCCAGCACCAATTGTTATTGTATAAGTATTTGGATAACGAAGAATTACAATGCCTGATCCACCAGCTGCTCCTGCGCCGCCGCCACCTGCTTTAGCGCCACCGCCACCTCCGCCTGTGTTAGCCGTTCCAGCAGTTGCGGCAGTTGATGGGCCTTGACCATTTCCACCGCCACCAGTTCCACCAGAAGCTGGTGAGCCACTATTACCCCCACCGCCGCCGCCGCCACCTGCATAAGTTACTGAAGAACCAGAAATTGAAGTAGCAACTCCATTACCGCCACCGCCACCATTAGGCGAAGCTGCGTTGCCGCCAACTGCATTAGCACCGCCGCCACCACCACCGCCAGTTGTCCCAACACCAGTAGTTCCATTGCCACCTGCGTAACCTTGATTTGCAGTTCCAGCGCCACCTGTTCTATTAACGACATTGTTATTTGACCAAGCTCCACCGCCACCTGAGCCACCAGCACTACCATTTAAATCAAAAGAAGCACCAGCACCACCAGCAGTTGAAGTAATTGTTGCAAAAACGGAATTATTTCCGTTTGCCCCAATCGCGCCACCAGCGCCAACTGTTACGGTGAAATTAAGCTTAGGCCGTATAAATAAAGATTTCTCTAATGTTCCCCCACCGCCAGTTGCATCTAATGTTGATCGCAGACCGCCAGCTCCGCCACCGCCAGCAGCATCATTACCACCGCCACCGCCACCAGCTACAACTAAGTAATCAACTGGAATTTTTTTTATTGAACCAATAATCCCGAGAACGGTCATTACGCAATATCTCCGACTACATACCAAGTATCAGTTGCAACTTTAATGCAAGAAGCTGCCGAATACTGCACCGCTAATTTTGGCGCAGTAGAAGTAGCACCAGTTGAAGCAATTGTAGTAGTTGCTGGTGTAACGGCTTTAATAGTTGTTTGACCAGCGCCAATTTGAATAACATTAATTACCGACCCAATTGGAAAGGCAACTGTTGCATTTGTTGGTATTAAAAAATCATTAGCGCCAGCAACGGACATCGTTACTAGCTTGTTTCTGTTGTCTGTTAAAACTGCGGTATAAGTAGCAGTCTGGGCGTTTAAGGTCAATTTCGCTAGAGCATCATCAAATCCATTGCCTATTGTCCTCATTGCCGAAGCGCCGTCTTTAACTAGATCGGTATCATCTGGAATGGTAATACCTAAAATTGCGGTGGTAGTCATCGTTCTCCTTTAGCTCACTATTGTAGCGTTGGCCCAGTCCAAATTAGGGTCAATTGACGCCCAATACTCGGTCGAAGGGACTGAAGTCCAACGGAAGGCTTGCAATGAAAATTCCAGCGGTGAAACCGTCATTGTAAGATTAAGTTGATTTAAACTGGCAGTCCAAGTCCAACCCTCGACAAATCCTAAAAAAGTCCCATTAACCATATTTGATGGCAGATTATTGACGCTCAAAGGCATCCCCATAAATACGCCTAATAAATTGTCCCTATCAGTATTATCAATTTCAGAGCTGGCTAGCGGAAAGGTTATCTGTCTTAAGGCAAATTGAGGGTAGGCTCTAATAGTCAGATAGAAGGCTGCTTGATCTTCGGCATCGCCTTGATTGCGAAGTGTGGTGGATATGGTAGAAGCTAGAAGTCCATAATCCTGAATTGATTGCAAATCTTCATCTGTAACCTCTGCTCCTGAAGTGCCGTAATTCAAGGTTATTGAATTTCTTACATCTCCAGCCCTTTTAATAATCGAGAGTCCAGGGCCGATAGAGTGATTGCCGTCTAAATCAACATAGCCATTAGCAACTAGATATTCGGATCTATGGGTCGAATCAGCGTAACCAATGAGGCCTTGAGAATCTTCGTAAAGGTAGCCAAGTCCGCTGGTGGCAAAGCGAGAAGCCAAATTATAAACTGTATCGTCTAAACCATTTTCTGAATGGAGCTCATAATCGCCCGGAGTATCAATCTCACCTAATCCGCTATTTTCTGCATCTTGCCATTGAGTAGTCGCGTCATAGCCGTTCCAAGTTTCGGCAGCTGGCACTTCATTCCATTGGTCAAATAGAACTGTGCTAAGTAATTCTTCTATGCGGTCTCCATCAAATTGATGAGCAAAGTTGCCAATATAGACGGCGCGATTAAGTCGGGCTAAAGCCCCTACGGCGGTTATTCGTATTTGCTGACTGGTCGCAGTTGAGCCAGAATTCTGGACTGTGATATTTAGGTCAGTTATAAATCCACCAAATAGATTTACATAAGTTGCAGTTGAGTCTTTAACCTCAATTGTAACCGCGTCATTAATTTCAAATGGGACTGCTGATTCATTAGTTTCAATCAGCGTCAAATTGCAATATCCTGCAGTTGGCTGCGAATAAATATCTTGACGGCCTGAAGTAATAGTAAGTCCGCTAAGGGTCGAGCTTGTTACTGTTGATCCATTAACCTTAACGCGATATACGGGATTCCAAAGGGTCATAGAATTAGCTGGCTTGCGCCGCCACCCGTTCTGGCTTGAGTCTGATTAAGGGCCAAAATAACTGCTCTGGTGAATCCTTCTTCATCAATAGCGGATGGAGCATTTACATTGATTACAACATTGCCTTGCTGATTCGCTGCAACAGTGCCAGCAACATTAAATCCAGAAGGAATTGCATTACCGCTTGGAACTAAGGTTGATGGAGCACTTGGCGTAGATGCGGAAGGAGCAGTAGGTGTTGTTGAAGGTTTAGGGGCTACTGGAACGCTTGGGCTTGGAGCAGTTGCTACTTTTGGAACGCTAGAACTGCTAGGAGTGCTGGGAGCTGAGAATGATGGCTTAGAAATTGTAGCAACATTAGGCAAAAGTGGAACTGCATTATAAGCGCGAATTAAGACATTAATTGCATCTATAGCAAAATTGACTGCGCTCTTTATTCCATTGACTACAAAGCCAATAACATCAAGAACCCCACCTGCGACCTTTCCAATAAAGCTAAGTGCTGCGCCAAGATTATTGATTAATACTGGGACAACAAAATCTTTAATAAAGTTATAAAGCGTAGTCAAAGAATCTTTGTTGCGACCAATCGCATCGGTAACTGGCTTTAGTGCTGCATCCTTAAATTCAATAAACTTCGGAATAACTGTGTTAATAAAATAATCTAAAAGCCTTTGCAAAGTAGGCAGCAAAGCAGCTCCTACTGATTCTTTGGCCTCATCAAAACCCACTTTGAGTCTTTGGATTTGACCTTCAAAGGTATTGGCTTGGACTGTTGCAGCGCCACCAAAGGTTTCGGCTAATTGTTTTACTGTGCCTTCTAATCCAAGGGTCTTTATCTCGGCAGCTGATAAACCAACACCTAGACGCGTTAAAGAGCTTGTATTGCCTTCATAGGCTTTACCTAAGGCATTGGATACTGTTTCAACGCTCTTACCAGTAGCAGCTGAAATATCTAAGGCTAGGTTTAATAAATCTTGGGACTTAGTTACAGATCCTGTAGCAGTTGCTAGGCGCTGAAGCGCTGGACGCAATTCATCATCTGCAACTCCAGTAGCCAAAGAGGTCTTGAGTATTTGCTCTTCAATTGCTGAAATTTGGGCTTCAGTTGCGCCAGTAACATTCTTAAGGGCATTAGCTAAACGAAGCTGAGCAGCCTCATCTTCAATAGCTGCCTTGACGCCATCAACGGCTAGCTTGACTGCATAAGCCGCAGCTGCTGCAGCTGCTGCTGCAAATGCTGCTGCTGCGACTTTGCCGAATTTCTCCATTTTGCCGCCAAAGCCTTCAACCTCTTTGGAGCCAGTATCAAGTTTCTTTTTTAAATCATCGACATCAGCAAGAATTGAAAGTTTAAGTGTTCTACTGCCAGCCATTACTTATCCCATTCTTTCAATATCTTTGAAAATGCTTCTTGCCATTTCTTAATCAATTCAGGCTGAATCTTACGAAGGGTTGGGTAGATAAAGTAGCCAGCATTGCCGCGACCTTTGCTGGGTGTTCTTCTCGGGAACTGACGCAAGCGATTAGATCCAAATTCATAACCTGCCCAGAGTTCTTTTGTGCTACCGCCACCAGAAAAGCGCTGACTAGCAAATCCGTATGAGAACTCGCCAATTTTGGAACTTGCTGAGATTTTAACGCCTGATGTGATTCTGCGGACTGCTTCTTGGCCAAAGGTTCTAGTAAGTCCATAGGCTTTAATTTCATTTGCTGCGTAAGTAGCCAGAGCGCTAGATTCTCGTTTAGCTTGGCTAACGGCTTCGTCATCCATCGCTTTAAAAGCAGTAATGATGGAGCGGAGCTCGCGTTTGTCGTAACTGATTGGTAACTCATCTGCCACCGCTACGCTCCTTTAATATCTCTATCGCCGTTAGAACTTGGTCGATGTCTGTCCAGTAAGTCATCGGTATGCCAGTTGCTATCGCTATTTCGACTATTAGTCGGTTGATGCTTCCTGGCTCGTAACTTTTGGGCTTTCATCTCCAATCGTCATCTCTTCAACTGTTAGCTCCCAAATCTCTTGAGGCTTGGTTGGCTTTCCAGCTGCTTCGCGCTTATACGCAAAATAAGCAAGATCTAAGAAGTCCGCTTGCTGATAAGCCGAAATATCTTTCATCGAATAAATCGACTTACCAGTTTTGCGTTCCCACTTAGCCCATTCTGGTAAGCCAGCCTGATAAGTAACTGATTCGCCAGAGTTATATTTAATTGTGATGGATATTTTCATAGCTCCCGATGCTCCGATCTCTTAGCTGAAAGTCTCTGTTGGAGTTCCAACGACAGTCATCGTCCAAGTATCAGTTAGCGCTCCTGGAGCTGCGCCGCCTGCTGCTGGAAAGACTGGCAATACATTGAAAGCAAATACTGCGCCAGTTACGGCAGTAAATGAAACTGCAAGTGTGGTGTTTGGTGCTGATTCAGCATCAGCCCACATTGCCTCGAATAGTGAGCTAGCAGCTCCCCAATCCTGTAGCAATTCAATTGTGAATGTCCATTGCTTATCAACGGACTTATAAGCGCGACCATCAAGAGTTTGATAGGTCTCGATAATTGTGTCGCAGCTTAGGACTGCGCTAGTTGCCTGGGCGTCATAAGCAGCGCTATCGAGTGTAAAGGTTACATCGCGCCCAGTTATTACTGTAGTTGGCATTTGGGTCTCCTATGCGGTTTGCTCGTAGCGGACGCTCAAGCGTATATCTGAAACTAGCAGGGTTGTAGTTCCTACTTCTGTTACCGATGGCCTTTCGACTACCGATAATTCATACTTGGAAGCGTTTAGCGCTCCAAGAATACTAATGATTAATTGCTCTAAATTATCAAGAGCAGCGGCGTTGCTGAAATACGCAACGCAAGCGGTTATGGTGTAATTTAATTTGACGCGAGTAGTTGATTTGCCTAGAACTTCAAGCTCCATATAGGGTGAATCTGGGATGCAAATAATTGCTGGAACTATTGGCGCTTCTGGAACTGAGTCATAAATATTAGCGGTGCATCCTGCTAAAGCAGTTTTAAGCGCGCCTCTAACATCTGTGGCAATTGTTGATGCAGGCATTAACCCACCATAGTTTCAACATCAAGATAAGGGCCAAGTAAGCCAGTTACTTTGGCAAGTAAATTCTTAGATAGGCGGTAAGGGGTAACTGCAAAATCTACGCCTTCGATTGATCCACCAGCGGCGGTTCTGGATTGGAAGATTTCAACGGAGATAGCCAAAATAGCAGCTTCAGCATTGGGGTTTCCGACATAGGTCGATAATCCAGATAGCGCAGCGTTTCCTGCTGGGATGATATTTTTTTCCAATATGTCTGCATTGG